TTTATAGGTACATGAGAGATATAACATTTGGAGAGAAATTAAAGCAATATAAAAGAGATTACTACTTTAGGAATAAAGAAAAAATGAATCTACAGAGTAAAGAAAATTATGAGGAAAATAAAGAAAAATATAATAAAGCAAGTAAAGAGAGATACGAATTAAAAAAAGAAGAAATATCAAAACAGAAAAAAGAGTATTATAATAATAACAAAGAAGAACATAAAGAGTGGAATTTAAATTATATAAAAAATAATGAAGCGACAGTTAGAGAATATAAGCATATATGGTATTTTGAGAATAAAGATGAATGTATAGCTAAAGCAAAGGTTAGTAAGTCAAATAGGAGAATGCGAATATATAATAACGGAGGGAGATTTACTAAGAAAGAATGGTTAGCTTTGTGTGATGCAGTAGATAATAAATGTGTTTGTTGTAATAGTGATGATAAATTAACTGTAGATCATATTATTCCAATTTCAAAAGGTGGAACTAATTATATTTCTAATATACAACATCTTTGTTTACTATGTAATTTAAAGAAAGGGATTAAAATAATAAATTATATTGATATAGTATTAGTAGATAATTAAAACTTAAAATAAAAATATCATGGCAAATAGTAGAGATTCAGCAGACAGACGAGAACACGTAACCATTAATACAGCTCCAGGAGCAGATGGTTATTACACAAACCCCTTCACTCCATATAATAAACGTACAGAGCGTAAGGCAGGAGAATTGTACTTCGCTATTCGAGAAACAGCGACTGGTTCTTCAGCATCAGGAGCATTTAGCATGACTGTTTCCCTCCAATGGAGACAAAAAGGAGCCACAGAGTGGGAAGAATGGCAAACGTATGATACGTATACTGCGGTGACTCGTAAAATAGTAGATGATTATTCTGCCGAGGTTCAATGGAGAGCCGGAGTAGCTGATGGCGATTTTACAGGAGGAGAAGGTACTATAGGATTTAATTGGTAAGGAAATGGCATTAGTAAAAGATATAGTTAGAGGCGTTGTAAAACCTATAGTGACTGATATATTTGGAGATGTAGAAACATTTCCACCTATATTATTAGATGGGAATACTGTAGCTTGGTATGATTCACAACTTTTATCGACTATAACAAAAGATGGAAGTGATTTTGTTTCAAGATGGAATGATCGATTAGGTTCAGGACATGATTTAATTCAAGCACTTGGAACTAATCAACCTAAATGGATTGATGTTGATGGTGTTTTATTTGATGCGGTTGATAATTATATGAAAACCGTGGCATTTACATTCGTTCAACCGGAAATGATTTATATAGTATGTAAGCAAATAACGTGGACTGTAAACAATACTATTACAGATGGGGATATTGGACAAACCGGAAGAATACTTCAAAGATTAGTAACACCAAGTTTATCAGCAACAGCAGGAACATATTCAACAGATAATAATAACTTATCTCTTAATACATTTGGTATTATTAGAGTTTTATTTGATGGAGCTTCATCAAAAATACAAATTAATGAAACCACTCCAATAGCAGAAAATCTTGGAACTGCTAATATGGGAGGTTTTACATTAGGTAAATATGGGACTGGGGATGTAGCTTTTGCCCATATGCAGGTAAAAGAAATAATATTAAGAAAAGTGGCAGATGGAGCGGTTGATGAGCAGAATATATATAATTATCTAGCAAACAAATACGAAATATAATGATAGGAATTTTTAACACATTAACAGAGGCAAATACATTTAGTGAAAAGATTCATAACCATTTACTAAATAATAGAAAAGATTATAACGCTGAAAAATGGTGTGTTCCTGATAAATCAGACAATGAAGAGAAATGGAGCGTTAAAATACCTTCTGATTTTGATAAATTAAAAATAACTTTAGATGTTACGAATATACAAAAGATTAGTAAATTCCCTGTAAATTGGAAGAATGCTGAAATAATGCCAATAGAGAAACCTATTATAAAGAAATAAAACCATGATACGTACACACCAACAGCGAAACAGAAAATACAATTATTTAAATAATATTGTTTTGATAAAATAACAGCTATGGACGAATTAGCAGATGAACATAAAATAAAAGTCTTACAACAATTGTCAGGAACTATTGCCAGTCGTGCGTCTTTGGCTAATGAATTAGGTAAGCAATATGGTACTGATAGAGACATATATGAAGCATTAGGTTATAACAAGCAACCTTTATATGCAACATTTCTTTCAAGATATTACCGTCAGGATATGGCAAAGGCTATTATTGACCGTCCTGTACGTCAAACATGGCTTGGACCACTGGATATTATTGAAGCAGATGATGATAAAGAAACAGCTCTAGAAAAAGAATGGAAGAAATTAGCAAAAGAGATGGAACTGAAATCTAAGTTTGTACGTTTAGATAAATTAACAGGTATTGGTCGGTATGGTATATTATTAATGGGTACAGATGATTTAACAGAACTATCAAAATTTGCAGAACCCGTAAAATCAGGTAAACGTACTATAAAATATTTAAAACCTTTAGGGGAAGGTTCTGCTCAAATAAAGAAATATGATGTTGAACCAAAGAGTGAACGTTTTGGACAACCTTTATTGTATGAAATTGCAATAGGAGACGAAAGTACAAATCAGACTTCAACAACGTTAACTTCTCAAACTTTAGTAGTTCATTATACTAGAATAATACATGTAGTTGATGATCTATTAGAATCAGAAGTATTAGGAGAGTCTCGGTTGCTTGTGGTGTTAAATCGTTTGTTTGATTTAGAAAAAGTTGTTGGAGGTTCAGCAGAAATGTATTGGCGTGGAGCACGTCCTGGATATCAAGGCAAAGTGGATCCTGCTTTTCAAATGACAGAAAAAACAAAAGAGGGTTTACAAGATCAAATAAAAGAATATGAAAATAATCTAAGACGCATATTAATAAACGAGGGAGTTGATTTAACGGCACTTGAACAACAAGTGGCTGATCCTACAGGACAGGTAAACGTAATAATTTCAATGATTAGTGCTGTTACAGGTATTCCAAAACGAATTTTAATAGGTAGTGAGCGTGGAGAGTTATCAAGTACACAAGATAAAAAGGAGTGGGATACTTATGTTACTGCTCGAAGAACAGAATATGCAGAAACTAAGATAGTAAGGCCATTTGTGGAATGGTGTATTACATATGGAGTGTTACCGAAACCAAAAGAGAATTATTCTGTACGTTGGGAGGATTTATTTGCTACAAGCGAAAAAGAAAAAGTAGAGATTGGTAAATTCAGATCAGAAGCATTGAAAGCCTATACACAGAATCCAATGGCTGAGGTTGTGATTCCACCAGATGCTTTCTTAGAATTCTTCTTAGGGCTTACCGAAGATCAAGTTGAAATGATTAGGGAAAGGCAGAAGGATCCATTAGAAGTTGAACGTAGAATGCAAGCAGGATTGACTGATGATCAAATTATTGAAGAAAATAATAACTAAAGGGAGATAAAATTATGGCAGTAATTACAGGTATGTCTAAGGAAACAGGAGCTTTATTGAAGCATATAGGAATTGATCCAAAAACAACAAGAAGCGTCACTATTCATATGCCTTGTGATGATGTTGTGACTGTTAATTTAGAGCGATATTTATTAAAGGATGATATAAATACAGGAGAATTAGAAACGCAAAAATTTAATTTAGTACCAATTGAAGAATAAATGTGCCAAACTTGCGATACATATAGTCCAACAATTCAGATTAATAGAGGTGATCCTACAAGAACAACTGTATTAAGGAATGCTTTTGCTCAACAAATGAGGAATCGTTTTAATAATATTGCTCGTGGAGTTATGTTTGCCGTTGATGATCTTGATGTATTTGGATTACGCGATACTTTCTTAACTCAACAAGTAACGCCTCCAGGATTTCGAGCTTTTGATTTTCAAAGTAGTTCTGATCAGATTGAGGCATTTATGCGATGGTTACAACAGCAAGAAAATAATGAAATTTTAGAATTAAGTACGTTTAACCGGATAGGATCAAGTGTAGAAGGGGCGTGGACAAATATTTATATTGCCGATGCTTATAAACGGGGGATTATTCGTGCCCGACATGAATTACGTAAAGCTGGTTTTGATGTACCATCGTTAGAATCTACAGGAGGCATAGATATATCATTTTCTAGTCCTTTCCATGCTGATAGAGCAGCTTTATTGTTCACACGTACATTTGAAGGCTTAAAAGGAATAACGGCCCAAATGGATACACAAATAAGCCGTGTATTGGCACAAGGAATGATGGATGGAGATGGCCCTGCATTATTAGCAAGAAAACTTGTTGCTACAATTAACGGAACAGGTATGGGTGATTTAGGAATTACTGATACATTAGGAAGATTTATTCCGGCACGTAGAAGAGCTGAAATGTTAGCACGTACCGAAATTATAAGGGCACATCATCAAGGAATGATGCAGGAATATAAAAATTGGAGGGTTGAAGGGGTTCGGGTTTTAATAGAATGGTCAACTGCAGGAGATAATAGAGTTTGTGCTATTTGCGAAGGCTTTGAGGGTCAGACCTTTACACTTGAAGAAATAAACAGTTTAATCCCAGCTCACATATCCTGCAGATGTGTTGGAATTCCCGTAAAAGTAAGTAATTAAAATATATATCATGGAAGTTTATATATCACAAAACAATGAATACACAATAAGAACAGAGCAACATCAAGGGGCTACTCATATTGTAGTGCCTGTTATTATGATGGTCGAAGGTGTACATAGTGGAAGTGCAGGACCTTTACTTCATTTAGCAACGGAATTAGGACGTTTCCCGGGCTCTTGGGATGGTATACCTGTAGTGGTACATCATCCAGAAGTAAACGGGCAAAGTGTTTCAGCAAACTCACCAAGTGTAATAGATCGTGAAATAGTAGGACGGGTATATCATACTCATATGGAGGGTACTAAACTAAAAGCTGAAGTATGGTTAAACGAGAGTAGAATAAGCGAGGTTAGTCCTCAGGCATTATTAGCAATTAAAAACCAAGAGGAACTAGATGTTAGTATAGGTGTGTTTACGGATGATGAAAATACCCCAGGAAGATATCATGGAGTTTCATACAATAATATAGCCAGAAATCATAGGCCAGATCACTTAGCATTATTACCGGGAGCAGAAGGAGCTTGTGACTGGGGAGCTGGGTGTGGTATACGTAATAATAAGAAAGGAGAAGTAGATGTGAATAAAAAAGATGATGAAGTGATAAAAACAATGAAAGGTTTACTTAAGGATGGATTGACTATTGTTCCTATCACATCAAATGAACAAGGGTTTCGTGAACTAACGAACAAGATTCAGAACATGTTAGATGCAATGGATAATGATATAAATACTTATTATTTTCAGGAAGCATTTGATGATTATTTTGTTTATCGAGTTTCTAATAGTCGTACAGGATCCAGTACTTTGTATAAAAATACATATGAAGTCAAAGAAGATGAATCCGTTGAATTTACTGGGGATCCTATTGAAGTTCACCGAAAGGTTGAATATGTAGTTACTCAGAATAATGAGGCGGGAAAACTTAATTTTAATTATAACGATAACAAAGGAGGAAAAAAAATGGAAAAAGATCCAAAATCTCCATGTTGTTTGGCAAAAGTGGAGCAGCTTGTAGCACACAAGTTAACCAACTATACCAAAGATGACACGGAGTGGTTATTAACTCTTAAAGAGGAACAATTGGACAAAATGTTGCCCAAGGAAGCTAAACCTGAGGTTAATAAAAAAGAGGAGAAAGCAGAAGAGCTAAAATTTAACGTAAAAGTTGAGGACGTAATACCTGCTACTTTTGAAGAATTATTGGCTAAAGCTTCACCAGAATTTCGTGATCAATACAAAACTGGTATGCGTACATTTACAGCGCAAAAAGAAAAATTAGTAGATCATATCGTAACCAATTCTGATGAAGGTGTTTGGGATAAGGTAGAGCTAATGAAAGAGGATATGGTATTGTTGGAAAAGATAGGAAAAACAATTAAGGTTCCTGTTGATTATTCAGGTATGAGTACCAAAGAAACAGTAACAACAAATAAGGTTACTCCATTAATGCCAACAGGAGCAGTAATTAAAGAAAGTAAATAGAAAGGAGGAAACGAAATGGCAAAAAAGACTATAAAAATAAAAAAGTATTCTGATGTAATAGAAGAGTTAACAGCAACGGCTGTGGCTATTACTCCAGGAATGTTATTAGAAGCAACTGCGGTAGCTGAACAATGCCAAGCCCATTCAACGGCTGAAGGCAATGTGTTACCAATGTTCGCTTTAGAGGACGAACTACAAGGAAGAGGTATTGAAACTAATTATGCCGCAAGTGCTAAAATTCAAGTATGGATTCCGGGACGTGGTGATATTGTTTTAGGTATCATTGAAGATGGAACTAATATAGCAATAGGCGACTTCTTAGAATCTAATGGAGCGGGATTGCTTCAAAAATATGTAGCTGATACAGCGTCTTGGGCTGAGCCTAGTGCTGCTGGTAGTATAACAGTATTTCCTAATGCAATTGTAGGACAGGCCGTTGAGGCTGTTGCTGCAGGAGCAGCTTCAAGTGAGAACTCAAGTGAGACTCCTTTAGGTTTAGGTCGAAGAATTCAAGTAAGAATAATATAAGAAAGGAGGAAATATGAATACAAATATAGATTATTTAGGACAAGGTGGGGGAACAGGAGAAGTTGCTCAACAAATTCAAGCGAATGGAAATATAGATCCAGGTTCTATGCGACCTTTTATTGATGAAGAAGATAATAAACCGTATATAAGTGTATATAAAGGGCAAGGGGATCGTGATAACCCAGACAATTATATTTCACGTCCAGCATCTTATGCCACGCTTCGTAGAGATGAGTGGAATAGGTTAGATGAGGCTATACTACAGATTTCTCGTGAGAGACTTGGAGGTATAAAGTCTTTAGAAGATCATGGATTAGTGTATAATCTTGGCAACTCAATGGCAACAACTGTATTAGAGTATGAAGATATTTCTGATGCAATGGAGGCTCATTTTACAATGGACGGGGTAACTCGTGGTAAAGGTGATCGTCCTGAGTTTACTTCAAAATATTTACCTATCCCTATTTTGCATGTTGATTACGAGATTAACAGTAGAACATTAGCAGCAAGTAGAAACCGAGGGCAAG